AAAACATTAACGTACCTAAGTCTTGAACAGAGTTAAGTGTGAACTTCCTGAATACAGAAGTAGGTTTACCCCACGCTTCTCCAGAGGAGTTGTATCGTGTAAATGTTTGTCTCATAACGTCTGTAATAACAGAGCGTTGATTGATAGATATATCTCTGCCTAAGTCATCAACAAAGTTTGTAATGTAATTCTTTTGTGTATCGGTAAGACTGTCACTAGCAGTTACTTTAGCTAAACGCTCAGTAAGAATATCAGGCTCTTGAATCTGTAGATGTCTTCCCGCGCCAGATGTATAGTCAGCACCTTCAGCGTTCATCACAGCACCATCACGGTTGTTCTTAAATGCTCTTCTACTACTTTGCTTTTGAGATAAAGAGTTACCTTTAAAATCAGTCAAAGCTAATGCTTGAGCATTCTCAGCCGCATCATTCTTAAAGTGTGCTTTCAAAGCCGCTGTATTAGATTTAGAGGTCATTAGCTCATCAGGAGTATTAAAGTCTAAACTTATAACACTATCATTTTTAGCTGTAGGTCTCTTAACTGTTTTATTACCACGTCGCATTAAGCCCTGTAGAGATAATGCTTTCCCTAAAGGAGAAACAAACTCAGAAGCTTTAAGCCGACCTGATTGAAATAGCTTGGCTTGTCTTTCACCGCCTAATTGCTTTACTTGAACATCTGTTCCTTGTCTTCGCAACCATGTTGTGTAGTCTTTAATTTTACTAGTTTTGCCATCAAGTTCTGATGACCTAACTTTCTTAAGATTTCTAGATTTAATATTCTTTGATTTAATTGCTTCAAGCTCATCTTTAGCTTTAATGACTGGCACCATTGTAGAACGACAGTTCCAGTGTAAAGGAGGCTGATAACGTCTGTCATCGATATCATATAATTGTCCGTTATGATAAGAACAAATCGCACTTGTACGACCATCTAATATAGCAGTAAACATATAACCTTTTACTACTTCTGCATTAGCTTCCATTACTTGATTCAACGCATTTGTTTGTGTTGTAGTAATCGATGTCCTTGTTAGTGTCTTTGCCTGATGTTCTGTTATCTTAGTTGTTTTCATAACATCTGAAATAATTTCATTCTGGGTTAAACCCTTGGCTAATCCACCTTTAACTTTTTGTTGTATTCGAACCAATTCACCTGCCGCTATGTTGGAGGTATTCTTCTTAAGAGTCTTAACACCTTTAATCTGTGGTCCTGTTATTTCTGCTAGAAGCGCTTTAGTCTTAGGCTTCTGTACTCGATAGAACTTCTTTAGTTCAGCATCGAGGTTATTCTTGTGAAAGACCCGTTGTGAGTTGGAGAACTCTTTAATGCTCTTATCTTTGTGAGCAAGTAGTTCTTTTCCGAAGCGAGTTACTTCTGGTTTCACGTCAGCACGGATATCCCCTTTCAAGAGGTCTCTCAAATTCTTTCTGTGTTTCTTAATTATGACACGGTTCTTTTTCTGAACACCGTTCTCATATAAGCGGATGTCGCCATTGTGGTCAACTATCCTATCAAATATCTTTTCATTGATTGACATAGTATTTCTCCATTACTATAATTCGTGGATGTAGTCGGCCTCCCCGAAGGGAGACCAGAATGTTTATTCTTCGTCTAGATTGATTTCATCATCACTAGGCGTGTTTGTCAATGGGTCTGTTTGTATTGCTTGAACAGCTTCTTCATCGTCATAATCAGCCGGTAAGAAGTCATTGTACTTAGCAATGTTAATAAACGTGTCTCTAGAAATAATACCAGATTGGTACCATTCTGAAACTAGACGCATAGAGCCTTCTCCACCTACAGTAGCGGCGAAGTCAGCAGATAGTTGGAATTCAATATCGTTACCTGTGTAATCACTATCGTATTTCCAGTTAATCATAAATGCTAGTATCTCTTGCATAGTGCCAGATATCTTAGCGTTCATTGTTCCTAACTGAGCAGTTTGAGAAGCATTACGAATCTCTAAAGCAACACCCGAAGCGGCTTGCTCTGGAGATAACATACGAATACCCATCTTAGCCATTTCAGTAACAGTAGCTTCAATAGCTCTGTCCATGTCTGATAATGCACCAGTAGGTGTTTCTAATACTGTTATACTCTCATCTTTACGAACACGTAGCCAAGTACCTAAACCTGCGCCTACTAGTTCTTCGAACTCTTCATCAGTCATATCTGATTGAACAACAGGAGTGTAAGTAGCGGCACCCATTAGTAGGTGGTTACGACGAGACACTTTGTTGTATAAAGCAACTTCTCTGTCTATCAAAGGCATTAGTACTGGCTCAACAGGTTCTAACTGTCCGTTTAAAGGGAAAGCAGGTATTCTGTCTAAGCGCTCACCAAACTTCATTGGATAAACTGTATCATATTTTTGGAATCCACCATCAGCGGAATCTTCGTATTCTTGTTGTATAACACCATTCAGTGATTCTACTTCGTGTGAGCCATGAGACTTCTTATAGTAATCTAATACTAAGAAACCGCCTTCATCAAGGTAATGGTCACAAACAGTATCAACATAGTTAGGATGCCAAGGGTTCTCATCAGAGTATTCTTCTGTGATGTATCTTGTAGTCCAACGTGATAATGATTTAACACGAGTTACTGGGTGTGTTTTAACTTGTACGTTAATAACATTCTCTGCTTTGATTAACACAGGGTAAGGAGAAATCATCATTCTCTCTTCTGGTGTCATCATTTCTAATTCAGCATCAGAAACAGTAGGTCTATCAATATAAACCCAAGCACGAGATGTTTGTAGTTCTTCCCATATGGCACTATCTAAGAAGTTAAATAATGATGCACCATCAAGGGTAATATCTTTTGTAATCCAGTCGTATACTTCATCAGGAAGTTCATCAGGTAAAGTTAGTGATGATGGTTTTCTTAATAAAGCACTAATTAGTACACGAGCATACTGAGTTGTTAAACCCGGTAATTCACCTTCTGACTTGTAGAAGTCATATTGTGCTTGTGACATACTAGGACTAAAAGGTAGTAATAAATTAGAATAGTCTTGTTCAATGTATTCATCGTGAGCTTTAGCATGAGCTTCACCTTGAAGAACAGCACGAGCTTTCTTCCATAGTGGCTTCAGCGATAAGTACGAAGCACTAGGAGTCTCGACACCACGCTTCTGCGTATTAGCCGCAGTCTTGATTAGAGCCATTAAAGCCTCCTTTTGTTAATGTTGTTTATTATTAATTATAATTAAAAACACTATACACAATAGTATCTTAAAATATATTTAAATATAATATAAGGGGGGTGTTGGGTCATTATTCCGCCCTATTTTCTTCCTTATTTTATAGGTAGCTCCCCGGAGAATTTCCCCGGAGAGTCCTGATAGGACTGTCAGACACTTGAGAGTCTGTCCTTGTATATCATTATTCCGCCCTATTTATTATTTTCCAACAGCTTACCCTTGCCACCTTGCTTTTTCATTTCTGACATCAATATGTGTGAATGTTTTATAGCGACCTAAACCACCTTTGTGAAAAGTATTTAGATAGTTATATACCTTGCTTGGGGGTGTTCCTCCGACTCTAATGTCAGCCGCCATACCTTTTACATGGTAAGAGCCTTTGGCACCACCAACAGCTTCGTTATGTGAAGGACTTCTGTAACCGCTTGTAATTAAAACAGGTGCATCAAAGTGTTTTCTGATTTTTTCTAACAATGCTACTAGCGCAGGGTCAATACCTTCTTTTGGTAAAGTACCAGTTCCTTTGCACTTGAATTCAGATTCTTTAAAGTTTTCAGATAAGAACTCAGACTTCTTTTTTGTCTTAAACATCTTACCTAGTTTAATTTTATTAAATATCATCATGTTACTGCTTCCATTTATCGACCATCTTCTCACCTGAACGTCCAACAATGTAACCGCCTACACCAATTTGTAGTAGGTTCCATAGCTCGATTGGCAAATCAATAGCATAGGTTGTTCCCATAAACATGTTTGCTACAGGAAATATTAAATAATTGAGAGCGACTATTGCAATGATAACCATCATCAACAAAGGTCTCCAAGAAGCGGTTAGCCAGTTAGACGACTTTGCTTCTTCTAAAACAATCTGTCCACGTAATGCTTCTAGGCTGTCTGTGTGTTCTAGTAGAGCTAATTTAATTTCTCTTTCTATATCATTCTTCTTATCACCATCTGGGATAAGTCTTTTCACTAAGTCACCCATGATAGGTGCTAGTGCTGTAATTAATGGTGTCATTTTAGACTCCTTCTGTTTTTGGATAAGAAAGCCCCCGAAGGGACTCTCTGTTAATTATGATACTTCTCTGAATACCCACGTACCGTCTGGTTGTTCATTCTGCATATACGGTGATGCACTACTGCTTCCACCTGAAGGCCAAGAGATTCCAACATTACCGGTGTTATACCACCAACCATTAGCGTTAATGCGAGACACATTAGTACCTATTATATCGCCCTGTGAGAAACCATCTCCACCACGTTCACGACCATATACCATTAGCTCGTTAGAAGCCATTGATAGTGAAGGTGCGTTGTTGGCGATGCCGTTGCTGTTCACACCCCAACCACTACCTGTTGCAGTGTAGTCACGGTTCACTTCCCACTTTCCGGGCATGAGTATTAGAAAACAAACACCCCAACGCCAAGTATTGAACCTGTTCCATGCGTAAGATATACTACCTAACTCATTGTATGGTTCATTGATTTGCGCGGTAGCCATGTTAGCGTTACCGTTATGTGTATCCGTGTACTCATTGTATAGAGTATAAGATGGCGAATATGACGATATAGGGTTTGACCTGTTGCTCATACTACCTGATGCAGAGATGCCAATAACAGTAGTCCACTCACTGCACGCAAACCCAATACGTGACTGGGTGTTAGTGCAAGTTTGAGGACTGCCGGGGGCGGCCCAAGGGTTGTTTAAGTGTTTATCATTGTAATCCACCTTACCCTCTGACCCGCCGGGCAATATTTCGGTCATCATCCCTAAACGCTTGTAGCTTTCAAAGTTCTGTATCTTTTGGACAATCGTGCCTTCTTTGTATAAATTGTAGTAGTCAGAAAATTCTAAAGTGCCATTTTGAGGGACACTTGCGTTATTTCCGTAGTTGTTCCTAATAACATTTCCACCTCTGTATAAGTTACTAAAACTTACTGCACCAGACAAACCAAACTCTGTACGCATATCGCTTACGGATATTGCTCCGGAACTTTGTAAAGCCATTACGTAATAGTCCCTTGATAAGCTGTGATGTTTCCATACACTAACATATCACCCGCAGAAGTGAGCTTCATTCTGTTTACGCCGTTGTTAGCAAAATAAAGATGACCACTTGACTCAGTAATAGTCCAATCACCCATATCTATCTTTGTACCAATGTTCAAAGTAGAGGCGTTGAATTCACTATTGATATCACCGTCAGAGTCACTAGCCGCTGTTAAAGCAGTTTGTAATCCAGTTACTTGGGCTATTGTGTGAGTGTGTCCTGCAGGGTCAACAGTAGAATTTACTGTAGCACCGCCAGAAGCAACTGTAAACAGAGACACCCAAGCACCTCTGTATATTTTTAATATTGGGTTTGTTCCGCTAGTGTCTAGCCAGAACTTACCATCTAAGACTTCATCAGTGGGTGCGGAAGAACCTGAATGACAGGTATCCATTGCCGCTAATGCGTCGTTGTAGTCTGCTGTATAGGCTGTACCATCTTGGTTAGCCGTTACGCTTCTTGTTGTTTGTGACATATTATATCCTTATTGTCCAATAGCTTGCCAGTCAGTATCTCGTGAAACACGACTACCGTTGTTATAAATTGAGTAAGAGAAACCAACACGGTCTCTTGAAGTTATTAAGACTTCATCTCCTAAAGAACCTCCGATGATTCCAAGACCAACAGAAGGTGCAGTTGTTCCACCGATGCCCGCATAGAATGGGGTTGCGAAAGTAACTGTTGTATCGTTAGTTGTGCTAGTTGTAGCCGAACCAACTTTAGTTACATCTTTCTTATCAAGCAATATTGCTAGCTCTGTTAATATTATTCTTGTGTTAGTGTTTTCAGCTACGCCTAAGAATCTAAACCTGAGTCCACGACATGTAAAGCTACTTACAGTAAGAAGCTCATAACTAGACCAAGTAGGTGAACCACTATTAGGGTCATCCTGAGTAGTTGATACTTCAACCTTTAAACTAGCGTTCTGAAGAGGACCCGCAATGTTATCAACAAGCGATATATCTTCATAGTCTTCAATGTCAATACCTCTGAGTGTAACAGAAGAAGTTATCTGAGGAGAAACCCTTACAGATATAACTTCACCTAAATCAATTACATTATCAAAGTAGTATGTCATATCGGTTTGGTTAGTGTCTAACACTAGGAAATTACCAACCTTTGAACAATTAGTCTTAGCACCTAGCCATTGAGTATGCTCATCTATCAAATCAATTTGGTTAAATGAACTATCAAAGAATGTACTAATAAACAACGCAGGGTTGTCCGAGTAGTTACCCCTAGAATCTTTAAACTTAATTAAGAAGGTTCCTTGTAATGTAGGTACAGTTTTGTTGTTAGTATTACCAGAAAGTGATTCAACTAATATAGAAGCTGTTTCCCAAGAAGCAGTAGCATTTGCTTCACTGTGGAATCTAATTTCACAAGTACCACCATACACAACATCAAGGTCTGTTGACTTATCCCATGAAAGGTTTATCTGTCCTTCGTTGATGTTTCCTGCAAACCCAGTAGGGTCTGAAGGCTTAGCATCTAGACCAACTATTGTCTTAACAAACGTCACCGCCGCACCCGCAATATGAAAGTCACTATAAGGTGTTATCTTAAAATCATAGATAGCGTGAGATACGTCTGGAACTGTAATATGGTCAGCAGAAACTGTGCCTAATGAAGTAAAGTCTACATCTCCCGCTTTCCTGTATTCAACCAAATAATAAGCAGGGTTAAGTCCTGAAAGGTCAGGTGTCCACTCTAGTAACGCTCTTGATTTAACACCAGCGGCGTTGTTAGTTACGTAAAGTTCTTCTGTAGCAGTAAGCGCAACAACAGCACCCGGAGCGTTAGATACCGTTACATTTGATATCGTAGTACCGGAGCTTCTTTGCCCTAAAGGTGTTCTTACAATTACTTTAAAGTCATATAAAGAATTCGTCTCAATGTCTACTAGTCTCCCAAAGTTAAAGCTAAGAGCATTAGTTGTTCCTAAGAATACAAAGGAAGCATCTGAACTTTTCTTATAACACACTTCGTAAGTAAAGTTTCCATTACCCGCGTCATCTGCGTAAGACCAATTTAATTGACCAAACTCAAACTCCCTTAAAGCATTTTGAGATAGTGATAAGGCTGTTACATTAGGTGTAGAGAAGTCATATATCTCTGCCTTTGGATAAGCAATACCGTCTGCAATATTCCAAGCTAAAATATCTTCACTAAACCTATATGCAGTTATTTTAACATTAAAGTTTTCTTGAACCTCTACAGATTGAACTCTGAAAGTTTCAGCAGTAGTCATGCCCGCTTCATCAAGCTGTACTGTAATAAAATCCCCCGGCTCTGTCTTTAAACCGGTTCTGTTAACTACAAAGTCAACTGTGAATATTGCTCTAGAAGAGCGCACTAGTTGTTCCGCCTTTGCAAGAGCGTGATAAGGGTCAGTTATAGTATCTGGTGAGACTGAAGATTCAAACTGTTGGTTATTATCTTCTCCTACATAAGTGCTATGTACAGCACCGCCTTTAGGTGGCCAAGACACAGAGTCTGATTTAAAGTCTTCATGTTCGTTTAAATAAGAAATCGTCATATGGTTAAATCTATCAGAAGCAGAAGGGAATGTCGTGTTGAAACTGTCTAGTATAATACTATCTTTATCAAAAGCTTGAGTAATTAAAGCAGTAGTTTCGCCTTCGGTCTCAGGATATTCTAAAGATAGCTTATATTTACCATCGCTGTCCCAAGTAAGTTCTGCGTAGTTCATTGAAGTCATAATCGCTTCAATATTGTCTCTAATAGGTTTTTCGGTATCTAATGCTACGTTACATTCATACAAAGGTATATTTCTAGTTGGTAAAGTAACCGGAACATATTGTCCTGTAGGGTTATCTTTGTCACCACCAGTTTTAGACCAACTGTAATAGTTTCCTGTAGCATCGTCTTTTAGATACATGTCTTCAAAACCCCAAGTATCCGGGTTAGGGAATTGTGCATATGTAGGATAATTAGAATAGGGCTTGGCACTATTGACGTGTCCAGCAATATCCGCACCTATTAGGACTGTTTCTTCACAAACCTGTGCGGCGTTATAAAATGTTTCTAAATTAATTTCCGTGTCATCCAAACCTTTTCCGTAAGTAGAGTTAGTCAAGTAGTCTAACAATACGTAGGCGGGGTTGTTTGAATATTCTCTAGTTGTGTTTACTGTGTACGTTCCACTAGTGTTAGTAATCTTTCTTATCTTCATACCTTCAACATAGAACTGAACGTTAGGCGCACCTGAGTAATTGTTCTCATCTCTATCAAGACGGAACACCTGTTCTGAATACGCTATGTTTGTAAACTTATCTAAGTTTGAATAACCATTAGCAGTAAGCATAGTAGACGCACCGCCGTTAGGGTGTACAACTATACGCTGTCCGTGTTGGTATTCTCTGTGATTCCAAGCCTTGCTGTTGACAGTTACGTGCACTGCACGGTTAATACCGCCTACACAGATAGCTTGTTTAGCATACATGAACTCATTCTTAGTTCCTGATACACTAGACCCCATACCATTAATAAAGCTATTAGTGTTAGCATCGGGCGCTCTGTGGTTATAGTTTGGACTTATCGTGTGGTCAAACTGAACACCACCCAGTAGTTGTTTTCCGTAAACAAGGGGCAACGCTATCGCATCACTTTGAACAGTGAATTGAGAACCCTTACGAGCCTCTGCCGCCGCTTGTTGTTTCTTCTTCATCTTCTTATGTTGGTCAACCTGAAATGCGGTTGATAAGATGAACATAGCTATTTGTACTTCTATACCCATTATGTTTTACCCCATTTAAGTTGTAAGCTGTAGCCATCATGTATTCTGTCGAAACAAGTATCACCTGTATCGTACTGGGCTATGCCGTATTTAGTTGTAAAGAATGGCTTAACTGCATCTAAGTCAGCCATAGGTGAAGAACACTCTATTGATAATATCTTTGTTTCAAAGTCGTTAGTTATGGAAGGCGCATCAACGTACCCGCTATAAACATAAACCAAATCATTCACACCTGTAAGTGGCCCAAGAGTGTCATGTACAAACCCTGCACGTATTTTAATTCCCTTACCAACTATCCCTGCACGAGCTTCTTGCATAAGCTGATTATTAGGGTCGATAAAGGCAATCTTATACGCATCTCTATCCACAACAGAGTTCTGTTTAGGAGGGTCATAGTTGAATATAGCCCCGTTAGCAGTGTATACGTAACCGTTTTCAACTATATCTTGGGAGTGTGTTGTCATGTAGTAGTTTGAGTTTAATTCTAAGTCTACTAAAAAGAAGTATTCTACATAGTCTTGCGATAAAGCTTGAGATACTGCTGTTGAAAATGTTCTCATCTTACAAAGCCTCTATTATTGTAGTAGTTCCCGGACTTGCGAGAATACCATCCTGATAAGTAATTCCCTTTGCATTATCTATGCTTGGGAAATAAGATATAAGAACTTCTGCTCCTAGTTTTATCTGAGCGGAATCCGGTACAGCAACTCTAAGGCTTGGGTATATTTCTATGTCTACTGTATCTGTGAGCAACATGGTGTCTAAGTTTATTGCAGTTTTAAGCAAGTATATTTTAGTGTGGTTAGCGAACTTTATAAAAGAACCTTTAGGTACGAAGCCAACACCCTCTAGTCTGTGGATAGTTATAGTAGTTGAACCAGCGGCAGTTATTCCATCAGAGAATAAAAGCGGACCGTTGTTAACTACGTAGTCACCGTCTGCTGTATAAGCATCATCAACTTCTTTTAATTGTGGCATTATCATAGTAGCAACATTAGCTTGACCGTCACAAGAAGCTAGTAGCAATTCTACTGCATTATCGTTTGTAGCTGTATCAAAAGATACTTCCCATCTCTGAGCATTCATAGCTGTTCTAATTTGTTTCAAAGAAACAGTGTCGCTAACGAAAATAGGTTGGTTGCTCTCTATAGTTAGCGGTGCTAATATAGGGCTACCCTTATAGTAATATGTACTCATTTTATGTTCCTAAATCGATTGGTCGAGCGTGTATTGTAAGATTAATCTCTTTAAATATCTGCTTTCGACGTGGCCTTACGCCTTTGTTACTTTCGTGAGTTGAGAACCAATAATTATTTTCCGCTATCATTGCGGTTGATTGACCCTGAATGGTCTCAAATGCTATATCACCAGTAGTTGGTTCTCTGTTTTCTACTAGCGCAAATCCCATAGCTATTGTGAAGGCTTCCAAAGACGCATAACCAAGGTTAGTTATTTCTGCCATGAATTCAACTTCATCGTTGTATGTGATATCTATATCTTTGCTTAACGAGGCATCTCCCCTTAAGGCTCTTTCGTATTCTAATAAGAAAGCAAAACAGTCATTATGACCTCGGATATATTCTCCGGCAAGTAATGCTCTCATGTTTATTATTCTTCGTGCCTTGTCTAAGGCTACTTCTTTTACTATTTCTTCCATACTCTCTGCTCCAAAGTGGCACGAGGACAGCCTCTAGCAACGTCTTGATAATAGTCCCCATCAAACGCTACCAGAGGCTCTCTCTGTGTGTTACATTTCTTCTTCTATAAATAGTCTTACTAGGTCAGCTACGATATCGCTTCTAACAATATCATCAACGCCGAATTCAATTACAGGTATATCTAAACCCGCACCATTAACTTTACGACAGAATGTCATAAGGTCTCGACCATCTTTTACATCGGATTGAGCAGGGTCTCCCATAAGCACTAGCTTAGAGTTCTCACCTAGACGGGTTGTAATCGCCTTTAGCTCATCCATACATAAGTTCTGTGCTTCATCTACAAGCACGAGAGCGTTCTCATATGAACGACCTCTTATTGTTTCGATAGGTTGTATTTCTATCTCACCTTTAGCAAGCATATACTCATACTTGCCCTGTCCAAAAGCTTTACTCAAAACTTCTAGCATTGGCATCAGCCAAGGTGTCATCTTCTCTTCTACAGTTCCCGGAAAGTGTCCAAGGGATTTTCCTGTAGGAACATTTGCTCTTGTAAGAACAATCTTCTTATATTTTCCCCACATAAATAACTGCCCTACCGTTCCTGCGCTACAGTACGTTTTTCCGGTACCTGCACAGCCTATAGTAACTGTTATTGGGTTATGTTTTATTGCATTAATCAAGTCATCTTGTTTTTCATTCTTTGGTAAGACATGAAAATTAGTATTAAATTTCTTATACTTATTCGGATTTCTCCGTTCATCCTCTTCTCTCATGTATTTAGGCATACGTGAATCTTTTTTAGTTGCAAAGCGAGAATTCTTTTTTGACATGAATAGTCCTTATGTTTGAGTAAAGTGTAGCCACCCCGAAGGGTGACTGTTGTTAGTTTTGATTAGTAGTAGATACGAATGTTTCCTGCTCCGCCAGAACCCGGTGTAGTTGGTCCACCACCAGAGCCTCCGCCCGGAACTGAGCCGTTTGTGCCTGTTGAGTTAGACGCACCACTACCGTTACCGGCATACTCGGAGTGACCCCCAAAAGTTTGCTGACCACGATGACTTGTACCGTCGTTCCAGTAACCAGCACCACCACCTCCGCCATAAATACTGGAGTGCGCTCCTAAAGTACTCGTAGCGATTGCGGCACCGTCTCCACCATTAGACTTTGTGCCTGTTATTGCACCAGAAAAGCCACCGACTGTTTCTAATCCATAGTATCCATCAGGGCCAGTAACGGCAGATGAACCAGAGCCACCAGCACCGCCCGGAGCAGTTAGAGTGCCTTCTGTAACAACCATTGAAGTATCGCCACCGGCACCTCCGTTAGAAGAACCACCTGCCCCAATAGTCATAACAACTGTTGCGGGTATGTCAGAACCTTTAACGCTCAAGATTACCCCTGCGCCACCGGCACCTCCACTAGCATTAGCGTGAACTGAAGCGCCTTTCTTGCCGCCTCCGCCGCCACCAACAAGGTAGAATGTTACCCAATCATCATCTCCAATAGAACCCGGTTTGGTCCAAGTTTGCGATGAAGATATTGTTGTAGTAGGAGACGCAATAACGATTGTAGGCGCACCTCCCCCACCAGCAGGGTCTGCCCATACTGCTGTACCAGAAGATGAATACGTAAGTATTTGGTCTGTCGCACCACCAGTAGGTATGTGATTGTTACCCGCACCTGTGGGGTGTGTGTAATTGTTGGCCGCTGTTTCTATTCCAAACAACTTAAGAGACTCGTCATCAGTAAATACATTGCTGTCTGTTGCGGCCTCTACTGCCGCCCGAATTTCAGCATCAGTTTGGTCTGCAGTAGCTCCCGATTCGATGCCGTCTAGTTTAGTGTCATTTTCTTGTAATGAAATTTGAGTCATTTAGTTTTCCTCCTAAGTTTTCATAATGTAAGCTAAGGCCATGTACGAAGGTCTGTTATCAAAACCAGTAGTTGAACCTGTAGAGCTTGTTGTACCCGATAGGGTGTGTGTGTGTGAACCATTACTATCTATTGTCAAGGTGTGAGTGTGTGCTCCTGCAGAAGACGTATCTGTACTAGATGTTCTTGCCCAACCTGATTGGTTTCCTTGGTTACCACCACTTTGTGGGTAAGCCACACCACCCAAATCAGTAATACTGTGCGTGTGTGCTCCTGCACTTGCTGTAGAACCTGTGTGGTTGTGGTTGCCTGAACTAGCTGTTGTCGCAGAAAAAGTGTGAGTGTGGCTTGGAATGTTAGCCGTACCTAATGTTCTAGTGTTAGCACCACCTGTAGTTGTTTCGTTTGATGCACCCGCTCCCATAACAAATCTGTCAGTAAGGTTTGGTGTGCTATTGTTTCCGTCACACAAAACCCAACCACTAGGTATTGCAGAAGTTTGGCCAGACCACATAACAATAGCCCCGGAAGGTACGCCTTCAACACCTGTTAAACTAGAGCCATCAATAGCTGGCAATGCGCCTGACAGGTTGGCAGAACTAAGTGTAGAACTAGAAGTCAAGTACCCTGAACCGTTAGTTAACTGGTTATTGTTGGTTATGTAGTTGGCATTGTCATCAACTGTGTCAAGCTTAGTGTCTATAGCCTGTACTGAAATTTCAGTCATTTAATTTCTCCTTTAATTAATTTATTAATCATACCCTCATAATTTATTTTATGAAAGTTAGTCAATCGAGTAAGTCTCTTAGGACTCTTCTCGTGTGGGTCAACATGATAAAAGTTAACCTTTTTGTTTTCTTTTATAATTGTTTCAAACTGTATTTGCCAGCCAGTGCTGTCTGGTGCTATAAAGCTTTCTGGAGTATAATATAACTCTCCAGAGTATACGTTATTTACCTTGCCATCTATGCCAAAGAAATCCATACCTACTAAAAATATATTGTCTGATTTAAACTTATCAATAGCAACTTTAGTACCTGTTGCTCCTGACGAGTAATTGTTTTTAGCTTTATAATGGCACCTAAAGTTAGGATACATTTTTAATATATAATTAGTGATATCTTCGTCAGAGGTTATTAGAACGTCTGGCTCGAATTCGTGCTTAAAGAACCAGTTACACGCTATTATATTAGCGTTATGTATAGCCTTTAAGTCTTTGTCTTTACGGGATTTACCGTTACCTATTACAACTGAGTTTAACAAAGGTTTCCTCCAGTTCTATAATAATTTCTTCAGGGAAGCTATGGCTTTCAAACCAAGCTCTATCCCAGATATGTTTAGTTTCCGTATCGTTGTGCATAACAATAGGGATTTGTTGTTTGTAGTATAGAGCACACGCTATTCTGTGCGCACCACTATTTATTCTTTTTATAGAATTACAGTGTATAGGGTAGTCCTGATTGTATCCGTGTGTTTTAAAGTTATTAATTAAACGGTCAAAACTATCAGTATAGTCTTTTACTGTATTCTTACGAGGCTGATTAATGATATGCATATCAGTAGGCTCTAGGCCTCTAGTCTGTTTAAATATGTGTTCTTCGTATATACTTTTATAATGCCTATGATTAGAGCCTTCAGACTTAGACTTCACATATAAGTATTTACACATGAAGTCTAGTCTGTCAGCATCTAAAAAGTATTTAGGGTCTACGACCTTAAACATTTACTAATATTTTGTTATACTCGAAATTAGTTGTTAAATTTAGACCTATGCCGTTTTGAACATAGTCAGAACCTAAAGGGTTTTCACCCAAGTCATGGGGGTAATCTTCCCCTTCTACTATTACTATTTCAGGCACCACAAAACCTCTATCATTTGTTTGGTCACGCACAGTCATAGTCTCGCACATAACATGAGAGATAGCCTCAAGCCTTTTCTTTAAGTTTAACTCAATCAAGGATTTAACTTTCTGAGAATTGTTGCAAAACACTTGTTGCCCATCCCCTGCCCAAACTGAGTAAACAAGATAGTTAGAATTAGGCAAGTTAGACAACTGCTCGTGATTTAATGTTCCAGAAAGCGTAGTATAGCTTCCGTCTTCATTTACCTTTACTAGTTTAGCTTTAACTAATTTACTGAAGTCTTCTTTAACTTCTGCTATTTGCCCTAACACTACGGCTTCTGCTTCTTCATAAGTTTCGTAGTCTTGTTCTCCGGTGTTAGCAAAATAAGTTAATACTGTTTCTTCTTCAAATATTTCTGACATGTTATTACCATTTACCTTCTGGACACGACTGCCCTAAAAGTTTAGTTTTAAAAGGCATGAAGCATCCGCATTTAGTGCAAGTTCTAAGTTTATAGAACGGACACGCTTTACAAATTGCAAGTCTTTCTTGCGCTGTTTCTTTGTTTGCTAATTTCATTATACACTCCCGTACACTGTTCCGTTGTTAGTATAGGTATAAGATTGACCTGTAGCAATAGCTTCACCAGCGGCACCGCCACTGTTACCACCCGCTACACCCCAACCACCGCCGTAGTTAGAACCTGAACCGTTTACGTTAGATGATGCGTCTAATACAGAACCACCAGTTGCACCGGCTTTGTTTACACAACCACTTAAGTTTACACCACCACAACCACCGCCATAGAATGAACCACATGATAAACAGCTACCGCCGCCACATGCTTGCCCAGAGACACCTTGTCCACCTTGAGGGCCACCAACACCGTTACCTGAATAGCCGAAGGTCGCACAACAACCACTGGCAGAACCGTTTGTTCGGTTTAAACCACCGTAGCACAGATAACCTGTACCCGAACTTGTGCTTGCACTTGCTGAGTTAAGCGTTGATTGTCCAGCACCGCCACCGGCACCTGTACCGCCACCGCCGCCACCTGCTCCGGCAATAAATGCACCAGAGTTGTTTTGGATAGTAACGCCGGAAACCGTAATACTTACAGCATCACCGCCGTCAGTGTCTTGGCCACCCGCTCGACCTGCTATTTTACCATTGTTTATGAGGGTTGAACCTGCTACGTCTATTGTTAAAGCCGCAGTACTTCTTGTGTTTGAATGCACATAAGCACTTGAGGATACCGTCATTATAACCGGAACCGTACCGTCCCATCCCGCCGCAGTAGCTAATGTGCTCATACTTGTAGGGGTATCGCTAGTGCCTGAGTATGTAAATGGAAATGCACTTTGTGCACCGTACCACTCGTTCATTGCCATCTGAGTGCCAGAAGCCTTATCAATAAGGCCCCTGACATCTTCATCATTTAAAGCAGTTTGTCCAGTGATATCTAATTCGGTCATTATATCGCTTATTCTGATTTGACCACTACTAGTTACTGGCATAGCTTACCCTTTCAATGTTTCAATTTCAGCTTTCAGTTCTTTGATTGCTTCAATTAATAAACCTGTTAATTGGTCATACTGAACAGTCTTGTACATAGTTTCGTCTTCATCACCCATTTTAAGAGGTAACTTGTTTTCAACTATTGCACTAGGCAGTACCTTTTCAACTTCTTGAGCGATAACACCAGCAGACTTCTTGCCATCTGCTAAGTATTCAAATGTATAACCACCAAGTTGTGATACTTTGTCTAAAGCTCCATCAATCTTAACGATGTCTTTCTTAAGACGCTCATCTGAGATTGTTGTAGAGAAAGCAACAACGTTACCATCAACGTGTAAGTCACCATCGTTTTCAAGACGCATATCTGTGTTGCCATCTAGAACGAAGTTGATTTGAGTTGTTTCAACACCGATGTAATCGTTAGTATCACGACCCATGTAAAACAAATCACCACGAGCATCTGACTCTAAGCTAAATGTTGTACCTGATAAATCAAGTCCAGAACCAGCACTGTAAGTTGTGTTAGTGAAAGATGTAATGTATCCTGCACCGTTAGTTATTTGGTTGTTGTTAGTGATGTAGTTAGCATTTGTTGCACCCGTATAGCCTAAGTTAGCTAATGTTAAATCACGAGTAGCTACTGTAGCATTTGCATCTGTTACGTGACCGTTAGTGTCTGTTGTGATGTTAAAATCTAAGTCAGATATAACTGTAGCACCTGTTAAAGCGCCTGTGTCTACAGAAGCGTCATCACCCGGATGTGTTGGGTGTGAGTAAGCGTCAGAAGCGTTAGCTAATTCAACCCAGTTACCACCATGAGCAAAGTAACCTTTACCTGTAGCGTGTACGTGAGCAAACATACCGTGATATGTTGTAGCACTTGGCAAGTCACCAGTTGTTGCATACATGTTAGCAAACAAACCTTTGTTACCACCACCATCAATATCACCAGTCATTGTTCCACCAGCTTTTGGTAACTTAGTACCTAGAGCAGTAGTTAATGTAGTGTTATAGTTTGCATCATCATTGATAGCCGCCGCTAGTTCGTTAAGGTCGTTTAATGTACCCGGAGCGCCACCGATAAGTGTTTCGATTTTGTCTGTAACGAAAGCTGTTGTAGCAATCTTAGTAGAGTCATCTGTTTCAGCTTGTGTTGTTGCTGTGTCTAAACGAGCCGCCGCTATTGTACCTGTTAGGTTAGCTGCTGGAAGTTCAATTCCAAGACCTTCAATGTCAGCTTTAGTTTGGTCTGCAGTAGCATTTGCTTCAATAGCGTTTAACTTGTCGTGAGCGTTGTCATCAAAAACATTAGTGTCTGATTCAGCTTCATATAGAGCTTTTATTTCTGCACCTGTTTGGTCAGCTGTAGCACTCGCTTCGATAGCATCTAATTTGTCTTTAAGAACTGTTGTAAAGTCGTTTGCTGTAGCCACATAGTTAGCATCTGATACTACATTAGCATCGTAAGCTAAAACATTAACACCAATGTCAGCGTCTTTAAGGATGGTAGTATCTGCTGGCTCATAGTCCGTTGAGTCAAATGCTTTAACGTCAGCTAAGTTAGTAACTTCAGAATCCATTAAGGCTCCTGCCGCAGTTACGTTAACGGTGTCTGTTACATCAGCTAAAGCTTCGATGCCGTCTAACTTAGTGTGGTCAGCTGTAGTAAAGTTTTCATCTGTCTTTACGTAAGTAGCGTCTGAAACGATATTCGCATCGTAAGATTGTACGTTAACACCTATGTCCGCATTTTTTAAGATTGTTGCGTCAGCTGTCTCATAATTACCTAAGTCACTGATTTGTGATTCAGTTATAGTTAGAGCCGCCTCGTGAGCAGTCACTTCTGCTTCAGTTACAGCATCACCCGCCGCCGCTTGAGCAACTAAAGCCGCCCAATCTGTTCCGTTAATTGTTGTTATGTTTTCGATATTACGTGAGTCATTTATAACTGTAGTACCTGTTACTTTAATTGCCATCGTCGAATTCCTTTTCTATTAGCATTAAATTGTTGCGTTTGTGTCTAAGCTTGCTACAGTCTTTAAGTCGCCTGTAGATGTTATTTCTATTACGGGTGTTCCACTAAAGTAGAAGTAGTAACTAGAAGCGGTATTCCCCGATATTGTTGCGTTACCTTCGAAATCTCCGGGAACTATCAAGTCACCATCTTCATCTACTGTAATCATGTTTGTTTGTCCATATTGGAAAAAGAAGTCAGTTGTCGAATGGTGATAAGACCATTCAGTATTCCCTTGAACCACTGAGTTAATAGGTGTGCTAGGTACAGTGCCACCTTGGTATAAATCACCACTTATGTTTATTCCACCATCTGAGCTAAAGGTCATAGCGGTAACAGCACCATACTTAAATAGTATAGAGCCGCTTGATTCTACTATTGACCATTCTGCAGTACCCGGTTCTCCAAGTGTCCAAGAGCCAAACGAAGTTATTTCGCTGTCTATTACATTAGGAGCCATTTCTACAACGGTTCCGTCTGTCTGTTTTGAGTATATCTTTCGGTCTAAAAGGTTAAGCGCGAGTTCCCCAACTTCTAAGTCAGTTGATAAAGGTATTTTCTCCGCTACCGAAGATTTCTTATGAATAATTTTAGTTGCCATTGGGCTTCTTTCCTATGTGTGAGGAGGAGGTGACTATAGAGCCACCCCCAAATCTATTGTACGGGCTTAGTATGAACCGCCGTCTAGAATTACGTTTTGTAACTCTTCGTCGTTTAAGTCCCATTTGTCGTCTGTTTCATTCCAAACGAAAGATACGTTAGCGTCTGTTCCACGTTCAACTTCAAATCCACCGTTTTGGGAAGCCGCACCAGTTTCATCTGAGTTTAACACGATGATAGAATCACCGATAGCTACTGTATTGGAATTAACTGTTGTTGTTGTACCGTTAACTGTTAAGTCACCAGCGATTACAACTGTACCAGTGTTATCACCAAGTCCTGCAGGGTCGATAGTGATTGTTGAGCCACCTTCGATTAAGTCTGTAGTTACTTTGTTGAATGTTACGTCTGATGTTGTTTCGACTTCTTGACCGATAGAAACTACACCGCCAGCTACAGCTACACCAGTACCCGCAGTAATGTGAGCTTGTACTTCAGCCGCACTTGGGCCTGTGTATGTATAAACACCGTTAGCGTAAGTTAAAGAACCGTCGCCACCAGCATCTACTACTGACATAATTGCTTCAACATCTGTCTCAAAGTTAGAGTTTACAAATGCTGTGCCGTTCCATGTCAGGTGGTCGCCAGAAGCGATTGATGTTAGTGTAACATCTTCTAGAGCGTCTACAGTTTGGTAGCCTGCCGCTTCGAAGTTAGAGCCATCGTATGCTTTAAGTTGGTTAGAACCCGTGTCATACCAGATGTCACCTTCAACAGGGTTAGCTGGTGCTACTGAGTCAACATATGCTCCAGTAATTTCAACAATGTTATTGCCGTTATTCTTTGTGTAGATTTTCTGGTCTACGAGATTGATTGCCAATTCACCTTGGTCTAAATCAGCGATTAACGGGGATGCTCCACCAGTAACCGACTTTTTGAGTAATATTTTAGTTGCCATTAAAAGCTACCTCCGATAATATATGTTGTTTCTTTTTCAATGCGATTAGTCGCTTGGTATTTCTGTGCTGTGTTGTCATACAC